AACGTTGTAGGTTCGACCTTCGATAGCGAACGGCTGAGTCGAAAGGTCTACGGTCTGGTTGATATCTACGTAGTCGTAGTATCGGTCACAGTCCTTAATGATCATCTGATTCTTGGCGAAATAACCTCGCTTGCCAATATCCACGCCATCCGTCGCGTCGTCTGTGTACTTGATCAGACCATCGAAGTAGTTGTAATACTCTGGGTTCTCGCCATTCTGTACAAGCTGATTGGCAAATACAAATCCGGTGTAATTAAACGTATTTCGGTTTGCGTCCTCCCCAAACTCAATAAACGTATCCCAACTGTTTTCCCACTTGGAGAAACGGCAGCCGTGGAACTCGTTGAACTGGAAGAACTCAAGCTTCATGCCCTTGGAGCAGCCTTCCAATCCGATGTTATAGAACTTATTGCCGTTGAAGGGGTCGGTTGCGCCGTTTTTCGAGATATAGATGGGATATCCGCCTACCAGCGCGCCTCCGGTAAAGGTGTTTTCGTTGATAAACGAACCCGTCTTGTTTGTGGGGTTGAAATTGATACAGAATTCCGCCCTGATTTCTTTGAATTTCACGTTGGTATATGCAATACCTTCGCCGTTAGGAGAGAGCCAAATGCCCATAAGCAGATGATCCGTTGTGCCGATCTCTATATTGTTGTAATACGGGCTATTACCCGCAGAACCGATCTGAACGGCCTCTCCCGTCGCCCATTCGACAGTGCTGATCTTGCGGATGTACAGGTCGTTTCTATGTGTCATGATATGGAACGCAACACAATGATCCACCTTGATCTCGCCATCGCAACGGAAGCGGCAATCGTTATCCCTGAAGGTCAATTGCGAAGAAATCAGGTAAACACCTTCAGGCGCATACACATTAGAGCTTGCGGCAAGCGCAGCCCGAATCGCATTCGTGTCGTCCGTCACGCCGTCGCCCACAGCGCCGAAGTCCTTGACAGAAACCGCGTTGGTGCTGTCTGCGCTACCGCTGCCATACCCATCCGGCAGATATTTGGCATCCAGCTTATGGACGATCTCAGGTTGCCCATACAGGCCGAAAGAAAATCGTTCGTTTTCGCCGAGGTAAGACAGCTGTGCATATCTTCCGCCCATTGATTCTACCAAGTCTGGAGGTACCATCGCCAGCACAAACGGCTCGCCTGTATCTTCCCCAACACCCAGTATACTCTGATTACCCACCGTCACCAGAGTCAAGCCCATTTGCTCAATACCTCCAGCGACACATTCGTATTTACGGTGATCAACGACCGCGATCACTTCATCCCCTGCGGCTACTTCGCTGAGCGGCGCTCTCACGATATCAACGACCGATTCAGTGTACACGGCATTAGGGTAAATCTCAGGCATACCCGTTGTGACCGTAAACGATTTGCCAACCAGCTCGGTCGAAACATTCAAAAACGCGTTGAAGCCCAAGAGATTGATCGTGTCCACATCAGTTATTGTCGTAAGTTTGAACAGTTCATTTTCAAGCATAACACCATCAGAGAAAAGATCACTCGCTACCGCGGTCAATTGATACGTCATACCGTCTACCTCCACGGTATAGACCGATCCCTTATTAATGGTGATATACTCCATAAAAGGCATTTCTTCTGACACGATTTCTGCAGTGTGAAGAATCTGCTTCGCACCTGGTTCTGCCCAATGAGTTCGCTGATCCCACTTGGTCGCGCCGTCTGCGTCGGTCACCAGCATGGCATTAGGTTCACCGCCCTCAGGAAGGCCGTTGCCGCCGGACACATCAATATTGTCAATCATGTCCTTGAGCGCCTTGCCCTGTGCAGCAGACAGCGCGGAAGCAGTGCTGGTGCTGGTCAGGTTGTTGACGACGGTGGTCTTATTCGCTCCCTCGGCGATGCCGGACAGCTTGGTCTTTTCGGCGGTGGTGTAGTCGTTGGCGGACAGGCCTTTGCCGCTTACCTTGTCCACCTTACCAGCCAAGGCAGTGTTGATGGCCTTGTTCTGCACGGGATTGGTGCTGGTGGCGCTCAAGGCGCTGTCGACGGTCACCGCATCCGGCACGTCCGCTTCCGTGAGATATCCGCTGTCGTTTTCAAGCTGGCTCGTTTTGGTAGGAACCTTACCGGCCACGTGTTCCTTCACTTTGCCCCACAGGTACGCAACGCCGTTGCTGTCAAGAAACTTGCTCATTGCAAAAGCACCTCCAGTTCTTCATTGGTGAGGCTCTCAACGCTGCCGCCATCACTGCTGCCACCACCGCCGGACGCTGTGCCCGTAGTCACTGCCAGCAGGTTCACCGTCAACTCCGCATGGGGCAGCGCCGCGGCGGTAAAGGTGACCGCGTCCTGCATTTGCGCGCAGGCATATACGCCTGCGGCTGCATAGTCCTCAAAGCACGCAGGCGCAGGGGATACCACCAGCGTATGCGCCCCGGTCACCCCGGGGATGCTCACTGTCTGGGTATAGCGCTGCCCATCATCGGCCCAGCCTTCTGCGGCAAGGACTGCGGTACGCTCCAGCGTGACGGTCTTGCCGTCCAGCAGACGCTTGAGCACGCTGCCCTGGCGGGCGTCCAGCGCCTGTCCGGGCGCATCGGCAGTCAAATGATCCGCCAGGTCGTCCCTGAGCACAAAGCGGCGTTTCAGGCCGTCAAAAAACTGTTTGAGCCCCGTTTTGTCAAGGTATGCCATATTCTCTCCTCCCCTCTTTGTTTATCCCGCCACAATGGCGTTGATCTCCTCAGCGGTGATCACCTCACCGGACGCAAAGCGCTGATTGAGTCGTTCATCGCTGAGCCACACCGGCAGGGCGTAGCCGCAGACGCTCTCATCGCCGCGCTCATCCGTCACGTCGCCCGCCTCCACAAAGAAGGCGGCAGCACGAATGCGCACCTGCGCCAGCGACAGTTCATACACCTGCGCATTGCGGGTGAGCTGGGGCGGCTGTGGATCCGCGCCCGGCGTGCCTTCCAGCACTGCCAGGGTAATGCGGCGGCTGTTTGCGTTCAGGTCCAGCCTGGCCACCACCCGGTCGATGCGGTCTGCCGAGCCGGAAGGCTGATGGGTGAAGGTCTTGGCTGCGCCGCCGTCGTCTGAGAGCACGTAGATAAAGCCGTCAATGACCACGCCGCCCACGCTGACCGCCGTGTCCATGCTCCTGCCGTCTGCGCTGACGCAGAGACCGCCGCCATAGTGGCTGGTAACGCCGTTTTGCACCGCCGAGGACAGCAGCAGTTTCAGATCCGCCGCGTCGTATTCCCGTACGTCTCCGTCCACGCTGTCAAAATAGCCGCTGAATTCCTGTGCCATGGATTATCCCTCCGTTTCATTCTTGGGTTATACGATCACCTGTCGTTTTTCCGCCGCCAGCCGACCAAGCAGCGTCACCGGCGCTTCGCCGAAGGTGGCCGACAAGGCGATCTTGCCGTTTTCGTGGGTCTCCTGCATGGCGATGAGCCGGGTATCGGTTCGGTATCCGTCCGCTGCCACGCTGACCAGGTCGCCCACGTCATAGTCCCTGAGATAGCGGCACAGGCCGCCGTCCCGCACCTGCGCTGCCAGGGTCAGGCGAGGCAGGCTGATCTTCCGCTGCGCGCCCAGGGTGAGCATCTCCACCGATTCCGCGCCGGCAAGCTCCGTAAAGTTTTCCCTCCGGTTCAGGCCGGTTTGTTCATTGCCCACGCTGTAGATCATGCGGTTCTCGTCCTCGCCTGCGCCGCCGGCATACACGGTGGTCACTGCTGCGGTGGCGTCGTCCGTCCGGGTAACGCCGTCCGCGCTGCCCACCTCCAGGCTGAACACCGCACGGCCTGTGCCCTGCGTCCTGTCCACACCCTGCCATGCCGAGAAAACAAACGCCCTGCGGTCAAAGTCCGCGCGGATATCCCAGCCCAGGCCTGTCGCCTGCCCAATCTGGGCAAACACATCCGTCAGCTTGTCAAAGCGGGCCTGCCAGGGAAGATTTTCGCCCCGGTGCAGGTTTTCCCCCAGCACCAGGCCGGGCATCTGTCGCTTTGCATCCTCCGGGGAGGTCAGGTTGTTTTCTGCATAGTGCAGATAGGCGCTTTCCGCATCCCCGGTGAAGCGATCCCACCCAAACCCCCGATAGGGATCGTCCGCTGTCTGCACCATCGGCGGTACGCAGATACGCCGTCCGGCCAGTCCCTTGAGCATGGTACCGTCGGCTGTCACAGTGTCCGACGTTACGGTGCATTTTTCGATCAGAAGCATGGTCTCCGGCCTCTCAGGCATATACAAAAGCGCGTCACGCCTGAGGATCTCCCACCCCGGCATGCCGCGCTTCATGGTCAGCTTGAAGCTGCCCGTTCCGTAGTATTCCCGCTTGATCATCAAGCTTTGATACAGCGGAATCTCCGCCATCAGGCGGAAGTTCATGTCCATCATCAACAGGGTCTGCCCCACCGGTCATACCCCCTCATAGCAGTCGTACCATTCCACCCGGACCCGGGTTTTGGCGGTCTGCTCCCGGCTGCGGTAGCTGAGCTGGTTCACCCCCGGTTTCAGGGTGAACGCCATCAGCGACGTTACCGGATCCAGCAGCCCGAAGCCGTTCTCCTCCGTACCGTCGGCATGCCGGACGGTAACCCCCAGACGGGACGGCTCCGTACAGACGATCAGCGTATCCCCCAGGGGAAGGGGCTGCACCAGGCGAAGCACTGCTCCGCTGCGCAGATTTTGCACCTCCGGCGTCTCGCCGCAACCGCTCAGCCACAGCTGTACAGGCGCGTCTGCCTGCCCCTGATTGACCGTGCGCAGCGTCAGGGAACGATTACCCAGAGAAAACGGCAGGGTGGTGGGCAGGGTCAGCCCTTGCTCCGTCCCCTGATACACCGCCGCATTGGCAGCGCCGTACCAGTATGGGCTTTCACACACAAAGTTCAGCGTCACCGAAGGCTGCACGTCCTGAACGCGCTTGCCCCAGTTCAGTCCGCTTTCCGGCGCCGCCCACGTCCACCAGGTGCCATGGTCGTTCTCGTAGATCAGTTTGGCGCGCTTCACCCCGTCAAAGGCCAGCTGCGGCGAAAGAATGCCGCACAATTCGCTGCGAAGCCGGTACATGCCACGGCGGCTGGAGGCCATCAGGTGCAGGGTCACCTGCACGGTGCGCTTTTCCCTGCGCAGGCTGAGAATACTCTCCCCCTGCTGCCATGCGCCTGCCGCCGACGTAATGCGCACGTCGCTCAGCCCCATACCCTTGAGGGACGCCAGCACATACGGCGCATGAAAGAACACTGCCTGCTGCCCCAGAATATTTTCATAGATGAGTTTCTGCATCGCTTATCCCTCCTGCCCCATCAAAGCGCCCAGTTCCTGATTCACCTGTTCCATTCTCCGTGCCACGTCGCCGGGGCTTTCCATTGGCTGGTTGAAGGTGACGGTCTGGTTCACGGTAACGCTGCCCGCCTGCGCGCGCTCCCCGTAGCCGCCATAGAAGGCCGACGCTGCCGCGCCCATGGATTCCATGACGCTGCTTTGCATGGAGGCCAGCTCGTCTCCCAGCGCACCGAACCAGCCCACAATGTTGCCCACAGCGCTCTGGAAGCCTTCCAGCAACCTCTCGCCCATGGTGCGTCCCAGCAGGTCGTACTCCGGCACATAGGTGCTGAGCAGGTCCAGGATCTCCTGCTGGCTGCCTGCAAGGATCAGCTTCTCTGCTTCCGCCTCCAGCGCCGCCTGCTTCAGCCGCTGTTCATATGCGGCCTGAAGCTCCTCCTGCTGCCTGTCCAAAACGGCGATTTCCTCATCCGCTCGCTGCTCGATCAGTTCCTTTTCCTGTTCCAGGGCATCCTTACGGTCAGTCAGCTCCTGCCTGCGCAGCCGTTCCTCCCGACTCTGAATGGCCTGCTGAAGCTGTTCCTCCAGCTTCATGCGGTTGTAGTCGTCCTGCTCGTAGGCCACGTCCCGGCGCAGTTTTTCGATCTTGCGCAGCTCCTCGGCGTCCTTGGCCTCCCGATCCTCCGTATCCGCCAGTCTCTCCAGCGCCGCGATCTGATCCTCGATGGCGCGCACGCTGTCGTCGCGCCAGCTTTCCCATGCCTGACGGCTGCTCTCCAGCCGCTGTTCTTCCTCATCCCGCATGGTTTCGTAGCGGGTGGAAAGGGCCTGCACCACGCCCTGGGTGAGTCGGTCCAGGTTCTCCTGATCCCGCCTGAGAATGTCCTGGCGAACGTCATAGACCCGCTCTTCCCATTCCATGATCTCCTCTGTAGTCAGAGCATGCTTACGCCGAAGCGCCTCCAGCATTTCGATCTCTTCCTCCAGCGTGATCTCGTTCATGTGGCGCTTGTGGTCGATGAGTTCGTAGTCCCATCGGATGGCTTCCTGCCGCGCCTCCTCGGCCGCCCGGCGTGCCTCCTCCTCTTTGTTGCGTCCGCCGCCACCGCCGCCGCCCACGCGGCCGGTGCCCGCAGCTGCTTCCGCGCTACCCCCGGCCACGCCCAGCGCTGCCAGAATGGCCTGAGCTGCCTGAGCTGCCGCGATGAGCCCGTTGAGCGATGCAATGGCGCCGTCGGTGTCCACGCTAACGCTGCCGCTGATGTTCAGGCTGGCGCCGGCTTCATGAGCCCAGCGCACCAGTGCGCCCAGGTGCCCGTACATGCTGCTGGCAGATACGTTGATGCTCTGCTCCGCGGCGCCGATCTCATGATCCAGCCCGGAAAAGTCATCTCCCAACCGATCCACCGAAACGCCTGCATCCCGCAGATAGCGCTGGATGGCCAGCACCGTTGCGGCGTATGCTTCACTGCTGCGGTCGGTCTGCTTCAGCTGCTGGGTAAGGTTTTTCAGCGTGTTCAATGCCGAGCGCTGCCTGCCCAGCTGGTCGATGCGGCTGTTGAGTCCCTGCATGGTCTGCTGCTGGCGCTGCAGCTGCCTGGACACGTCCTGGCTGGCGTCCCCCAGCTGGTTCAGCTGGCCGGAAGCGTCCTGCGCGGCTGCCGCCGTATCGCTAAGCACGCCGGATGCGCCCTCCACGCCGCCGGACAGCTGATCCATCAGCCGGTTGACGTCCGTCTCGCTAATCCTGTCCAGCATGGACGAAACGCCGCCAAACAGCTCCCCAAGGTGCTGCGCAAAGCTTTCTGAACGCTGCCGGATATTATCCTCCATGCCTGCGAGGGCTTCCCTGAGCCGCCCAAGGCTTTCATCCGCCGCTGCGGTATCCAGCAGGAACGTCTGCTGCCCCTTGAGCAGCGCCGTTAGTTCCTGCACCTTCATCGACAGGCCGTCCAACGTTTCCAGCGCCTCATCCGCCGCTACGGAGATCCGTACGCTCAATTCATCCACCGTCATTCCGATCCCCCCCTTCTGTCACGATCCTCTTTTCAGCCGACCCACTCGCCGCCTTCGCCAAAGAAGGTCAACGCGTCCACGCTCTGGGTTTCCTCGCCGCCCTCCGGGTCGTGCAGCCGGTTCCACTGCTCCATGATCGTGCCGATTTCATCCATATAGTAGTCCTCCATCAGCTCCCGCTTGCTGATGCCCATGCTCAGCGCACCGGCGATCAGCCTTTGGAGCCAGTACCCGTTTTGAAGCTGCGCACCTTGTCCTGCAGCGCGCCCGCCGCTTTGATAAAATTTTCGATGCCGTTCACATGGAGCCATGCTTCCAGCATCTCCATCAGCCCGTCCAGCCCAATGGCCTCATCCTCCAGCAGCGCCCTTTCCTCAATGCCGCTCAGGGCGGCAAACAGGCTCACCGCATACCCGGGCAGGATGGCAAGCGCGCGCTGAAAAAGCGTCTGCATCTCCTCGGCGGTAAGCCGCCTGAGCCGGTTGAGCAGATTGCCGGGATGCAGCCCAGGCAGAAGCCTTGGCAGCACGTCCTCCGGCCAGTCCCGAAGGGTCTGTGCCGCCCTGAGATACTGCCCGATGGGCATGCGCCGGATGGCATATCCTCTCACCATGCGCTCCCTGGGCAGCGACATGGACAGGCTGTCCCCGTAGGTTCTCTCCTCCATCCTTTTTTCCGTCCTCTCTGGTTTGCTTCGGTCACCGGGTCATCGTCCGGCACAGGCAAAACCCTCCTGTGCCGGAGCAACGAACCCCTGCCCCGGAAACGCCGCCCCTTTTTCCCCGCCCCATAGCGCGGGAAGCCCGTCCAGGCATAGCGGCGACGTTCCGGGATTCACCGCTTTTCTCAGCCCTTGTTCTCGGTAGCGGTCAGGAAGGCGGTGCAGGCCTCCTGATTGGACTTGTCCTCCTTGAGCTGCATCACAGCCCAGGGAGCCAGACCTGCCATCAGGGGACGCTTGAATACGCCGGTGATGATCACCTCGCACACTGCGGCGCTGTCCTTTTTGGTGGAGAAATTGTCAAAGCGGATGCCCGTCATTTCAAATACGCGGTAGTTGAAATAATAGGGCAGGCCGCTGACGGTATCCACCACAAAACGCAGGGCGTATTCCTTGCCGCTGACGTTGAAGTCAGCCTCCAGGGTTTCGGTGTCAGTGTCAAAGGTACCCAGGCCCAGCTCCGCCATGCGGGCCAGGGGCACCTCGGCCACGCGGATCTCCACGTCCTCGCCCATCACGTTCTTGATCTGGGCATAGAGGTCGTCGTCGTAGTAAAGATCGGTGGTGGATTCCTTGGTGGTGCGGCTCATGCTGCCGGCAAAGGGCAGTGCCTCGCCGGCGTCGGTGGCGTAGCTCACCAGATCGTTCTGGGTCACAGGCGCCAGGGCCAGACCCTTAAAACCAGTTGCGGCTCTTTTCTTGCTCATGCTTCATCCATCCTTTCTGTTTCCCAAGTCTTTCGGTAGCGCCGGATGCACTGATGCACCCGGGCGGTTGCTTCTTCGTGGGCGAATACCGGCTCGTACCCCAGCTCATGCATCAGCATACCGGCCTGACGGCCAATGCTGTCCGCCTGGGCGGGGTCAGCGGCGAATACCCGCAGATACCATTCCGTCTCCATCAGGTACGCCACATCGTCATAGCGGGCGGTACAGCTTTCCCCGGCCAGCTGCACGGCGATCAGCGGCAGAAGCTCCTCTGCCTCCGCGCCGGGCCAGCCCCGGGTCACATGCCGCGCGTCCGTACCGGAGGCAAGCGCCCCGAGGATCTTGTCGATTTCTTCCATGGCTTGCTCCTTTCCATCAGCTGCCGGAAAGCTGCCTGATCAGCATGGCTGTCACCCGCGGGCGAACCTGGGCGAGGGCCGGCTGCAAAAACGGCTGTGCAGGCCGAAGAAACGTGCCCATCTCCACATAGGATGCGTGGGGCGCATCGGCTACCACTTCGCCTGCTGCGCCTGTTTGCGCATCGGACATCCGCAGGTGCAGGCTCTGCCTGAGCTCGCCACTGTCCACCGGGCACAGCGCCTGTGCCTGCGTGAGCACTTCCTCCAGCGCCTGCCGGGTCGCCGCCTGTGCCGCCGCTGCAATGCGGCGGGATAGATCATCCAGACCATGCATATCGTTGTCTCCTTCATTGGTTGTTCCCTCCCGGCCTTGCCTGCCCCGCGCCGCCCAAGCGAAGCCTTTTGTTCATCATGTGTGCGCCTCCTTGCGGCGGGCAGGCCCGAGCCATCCCTTCCCGATTGTTTTACAGTGCCTCCAGTACGGCCACGGTGTGGGTCAGCCAGTGCTGAACCGGCTCGCGGATCCGAAAGTCGCAATTACCGTCCAGACCGTCCACGCACACGCCCATCCCCATGCGAAGGAACGTACCCTCCGTGGTGATAAGCCTGCGCAGGCGGGTGACCTCCTCGCCGTATACCTGCCTGTCCGCGCTGCCGTCCATGGGCTGCACCGTGGCACGGAAGCGCCGTCCGCTCTGGGCAAAGACCGGTTTGCGGTCATTGCCCAGCACAGGTAGCGGTAGCGGCTCATGGGCGGTGAGGGTTCGAAGCCTTTTTTGTTGCAGGGGCATCTTCACACCACCCTTGCCAGCCGGTAGCGGTCCAGCGCAGCCTTCAGGTCACCGGGTAGGCTGTCCACCCCAATGGTGACGCCGCCTTCGCTGTGGCTGCTTTCGCCCTGCATGCCCAGGCGGGCGTAATGCATGGCTGCCAGTTCCACCACCACCCCGAACAGATTCGCCGGCACTTGCATGCGACCGGTGTAGGCCATCACGTACTGCTCCGCGTCTGTCAAAAGATCGGTCAGCAGCGCATCCTGGCTGTCGTCAGTCGTTGCCAGCCTTCGCTTCAGCACTTCCAGATGGTTCATGGGCCGCCACCTCCTTCTTTCTGCCTCCGCGGGGCTTTCGCGCCGCAGGCTTGCTGCGCTTGGGAATCACCCTGCCGATGATCCTGCTCATTGCGCTCACTCCTTGCAGTGCACGTACACGCCGGCGGTCTTATTCTCGTAGACCTGAGCGATGCTCACCTGACGGTAGCCGAACTTCCAGGCGTCGGCGTCAGGATTCATCTCAGGAGAGACCACCTTGGGGCTGATGTGCTTGGGGAACTGGATCACAGCGGCGCGATGGATCACCATGAAGTTGATCTCCTTGCCGTCGGCCGCCTTGGTATAGCCGCCCACGGTCTCGCCGCTGCTGGTGCCGTCGTTCTGCTGAATGGCGGTATAGAAGCGGGTCTGGGGCACGGCCACCACCTGGCTGAAGCGGCTGAGCACCTCGCGGCTCTTCACCAGCTCCATATCCTGCAAAAGACCATGCAGGGTGGGCGTGATAAAGAGAATGCGATCCTCCATGGGCACCTCAGCCTCGTCCATGGCGTTGGTGGCGGCGCGCAGAGCGCTGACCACGCTTTCGCCGTCGGTGAGGGTCTCGCTGGCAAAGCCAACGCCCTCCGCGCCGGCATAGGTGGCAAATCGGAAGGCGTCCAGCTCAGGGGCCACCTTGGTGCGGATAAACTCGCCGGCCAGCATGCCAAAGGCAACGCCTGCGGTCTCCGCGTCGTCCATGCTGTCCACGGTGAACATACGGCCGCGGTCGAAATTGCACACCACGGTTTCATTGGTCAGGGTCACGTCGCCGCTGACATAGCCGCCGTTACGGCTGTAGTCGGCCAGACCGTCCATGGTCATCTTGGGGATGATCAGTTCGTTGGCGTTGGCGCCCACGCGGATCAATTCCGGGTTGCCGTCCAGCACGTCGGTTCGGCTGGCTTCCTTGTACACCTCGTCCAGAAGGGGTACATACTGTTCAAAAAGCGCAATACTGTTGGCCATTTTTCTTCATCCTTTCTTTCCTCACGGGCATCTGCCGCCCGTCTTTTTGATCGCGCAAGGCAGGCATTGGGCGCGGGGGATGCTGCCGCCGTCTGCAGGTTGCTCTCCTGCCAGGCCACAAGCCTTCATGTTGCGGTCATCCCGGCGTCTTGGCCGCCCGCCTTACTTCAGCCCCAATGCGGAGCGCATCTGGGCGGTATAGGCCGCCTGAGCGGCGCCCTTGGGCGCGCTGCCCCTGAGGCGCTTTTCCACCGCCCGATCCACCTGCGCACGGAAGGCTTTCTCCACCTGCGCAAGGCTGGTCTCCGCCGCCAGCGGATCGTCATAGCGCAGGCAGTCTGCCAGTTCCACCGGCAGCCCGCGCTGGCTGAGCTGGCTGAGCGCCTCGGCGCGAAGCTCTCTGCGCACAAGCGCCGCTTCCCGTCCCTCCAGAGCGGCTTCCCGCTCCGCGTCCCGGATCAAGGCCGCCTGTTGGATCTCTGCATCCCTCTCCCGCTCCCACTTGCCCCGGGCCGTGGCCAGCGAACGGCTGACCATCCGGTCAAACTGCCGCTGCAATTCTCCGTCCTCCCGGAGCAGCTGCTTCAGGCGCTCGTTTTCTTTGCCACCTTCCGGCGTCTCCAGCGTCTGGGTACCTTCCTGCATGGTGTTTTCCTTCTCCATGGTTCCTCCTTGCCCGCAGCGTTCACAGCCGCTGCGTTCCTTCATGTAGATATGAAAAAACACGGCTCGGCGCGTTGCCGTCCCGTGTTTATTCCGTCTTTTCGCCCTGTGCCGTCAGGGCTTCGTAGGCCGCCGCTGCGTCCTCCACAAAGGGCACCTGGGACAGAAGCGTCTCTGTGGGCACCAGGCCGCGGTATGCCTGAATCGTCTGTGCCACCTCCAGCCGGTTCACCGGCAGGCTGCGGCTGAAGAACACCTCCACCTGATCCGCCTTGGGCACATCCATGCCCCGCAGGCTGAGGAAGTGCAAAAGACAGGTAAGCCGCCACAGAAGCCCCTCCCGGAACCAGCGTTCCTTCACCCGGGTCAGTTGTTCCAGACCAAAGAGCTTGTACTCCATGGCCACGCCGCTCACATTGCCGCCAAAGGCCTCGTCTGTCATGTCCGGTACGAAGCTCAGCTTGTGGATGTCAGCACGAAGGCTGTTTTTCAGAATCTCCGTATCGCTTTCACTCAGCGTCTTGGTCAGGTACTCCACCCTTGCGTCCGCTGCAGGCATCTCCAGTGTGCGCGTTTCCCGAAGGCGCTGCTGCAGGCTCTGGCCGCTTTCGTCCTCCTCCACCGTGGCGCCATAGATGACCATCAGTGCGTCGGTGAACTGCTGCTTGTCGTTGACCCGATCGCTCTGCAGGGCGTCATAGGCGTCGATCAGATTCATCACGCCCTCAAAATCGCCTCTCTCCCGGGCATTGTTCCAGTACTCGCACATGGGAACGTGCCCAAAGAAGTGGCGCTGACGGCTGACTTCGCTGGGCAGACCGTTGCCGCTGCGCTCCAGATGGATCACCCATTCGTCGGTCATCACGTCCACCTGCTGGCACACCTTTTCAAAGCGGGCGTTCAGCTTGTCGCTGATCAGCACGCCAAACAGCGGCGCATGCTCTACCGTGGTGTCGTACACCACAAAGGCGTTGCGCGCATCGGCCTGGCACAGCCGGGGCATGGCGTCCCCGTCAGCGTAGTACACCTCCACGCCCTTGCCGTAGATCGCCGCATCCGCAGCCAGCTCGCAGTCCACATTGGCGCTGGCACAGCGCCTGAGCACCTGGCTGAGCACGCTGAGGTCGCTGCCGTCCACGCTCTGGTACTGCACCGGCTCGCCCACCAGATAGCCGCTGGTCAGCGCAACGATGTAGCCCGGCAGGTCATGCCACAGCCGGTGATTGGGCGCACCCTTCATGCGCATACGCCCGCTGACGGCGTGACGGCCGTCGTAATACGTCCGGAGCGCCTCCAGCCTGGCCCGTTCCTGACCGAAGCGCCGCAGCACCTCCCCCAGCAATTCCGGCGACGGCTCGCCGTCCACCAGCCAATCCCTGTCCACCTGAATCATCAATGAAACCCTCCTTTTTTCAGTTTGACCACCTGCTGGTTCATCACCGCCTCCATGGCGTAACGCACCGCATCGATGGTATGGTTGTCCCTGTCGGGGCATTCGGCGACGAAAACCCCGTTTCTGTCCCGCTGGTACTCGTAGAGCGAAAACTCCCTTGCCGCCACCGGGCACCGTGCGCCGTCGATGACGATGGCCGTCCGCTCGCGCAGCCAGCGGATGCCATGTTCCACGCTGCCTGCGCCTTTTTTCACGCCCAGCGCGTTCACGCCCAGCCGGCGGAGTTCCGCGATCTCCCTTGGCGCGGCGCTGTCGCAGCGCACCAGCGCATCTCCTGCCAGCTCCCGGCATTTCTCCGCCAAAAGGTGCAGGCTCTGCCCGGTGCGCACGTATTCGCCCACGATATACAGCGTGCGCGTCCGTGCCTGGTAGCTGCACTCCACCAAAGCGTCCGGGTCCGCAGCAAAGCCAAAGTCCAGCCCGAATCGGCGCACCGGCAGGCCATCCAATTCCTCCTGAGGAACCTCCCGCACCGTCACATTGCCGAACACCTGACCCCCGGTGCCCACCGCCTCGCCCAGATACATATGCCGGTACGCCCGCTCGTTCTGCTCCTTCAGCTGCTCGGCCAGCATCAGGAACCCCTCCCCCAGCCAGCTTTCGGGCAGCATCCGGTAGTCGCTTTTGTGATACAGCCGCCCCTCCACAGCCCGGAGCGCCTCCGCATTGATCCAGTTTTGCGCGTGGATCGGCGGGTTGTAGCTCACCAGCGTAATACCTCTACCTCCGCGCAGCACGCTGGCCTGAATGGTCCTGAGCTCCTCCATGCCGTGAAAGGCGCTGGCCTCCTCAAACCATAGCGCAGCGAAATACCCCTGCTCGGTTTTCAGGCCCTTGCTTTTCTCCGGGTCGTCCGCGCCGCGGAAGAGGATCCGCTGCCCGGTAGGCCGGTAAACCATCTCCAGAGGGCTGAGCCTGCAGGTAAAGTAGCTTTCCAGCCCCAGTTGCTGCGCCGCCCAGCGCATCTGGGCATAGACGCTCTCCCGCAGGCTGTCCGCCACCTTCCGATACACCGCCACATTGGCCTTTGGGTCGCTGAGCATCAGGCATATCAGCGCGATGCTCACAAAGCTGCTCTTGCCGCTGCCGCGGCCGCCCATGAGCCAGTACTCCCGGTGCCTGCGCTGGTACACGTCCCAGAACAGCGGGTGATAGGCTTTTGCCAGCAGCCCGCTGAGGCGGATGTTCAC